CAGTGACCGGAACCCCTCGTAGGGGACTACCCCAGCCACAGCAAGAACGTCCCCGTACACCCCGGCCCACTCCGGCCCGTGGGGGGCCAGCGCGGACTCCTCGTCCCAAACGTCCACGATGTGGTGGGTAAGCTCGTGCAAGCACACCAAGGGGCTGCGGCCTCCTCTGGTAGTGGATAACCGGATCTTGCCCTTGTGGTAGTCCCCGGCGTACTCCCCCAAGTCCATGAAAGAGACCGAGGGGGCGGGTACCTTAAAGTACGAACTCAATTCGCGAATAGCGAACTTGCAGTCCTTGCGGGACCACAAGCAGGAGTGCAGCCCATTGAGCCCCCGGTTCTCCATGTGGTAGACCTCCTCCCTCTGAGGGTCATACGCGGGGCTTTTACGAGAGGGGATGTATTCCTTATTTCGCCCCTTCGTGTTCAAAGGAGTAATGATTCGGGTCACGGAAGTCTCCTCCCCAGCGAGCATCGGGGTCCTGCTGCTTCCACCACGCCCCGAGGAGCTTGTGCCCCTCGTCGTTAGTGATGAACCGCCCGTCTTTAAACAGATTCAAATCTACGGCCAGCCGCTGCTTGTGCGTTGAACTGGGGTGACTGTAGCTACGTTTAACCCCCGGGGGGCCATGTACCCGGTGATCCCGGTAAGCGTCCCCCCACGTAGCTTCGTACCCCAGTTCGTGTACCTTGTCGATTAGCCGGGCCGTCAGTTTAAAGAACCGGCTCTGCTTTTGCCGGAGGCTCATCGGGCCGGTGCCTGTTCAGGGGGAGGAGCGGGCTGTTCCGAGGCCATGAGCTGAGAGGTAAGGTAGGAAGCTGTCCGGGCAGATACAGCAGTCTTCCTTCCCACTGCATCCTTTAGGTCCAACAGGGCCCGCTGGCCCTCCGGGGTAAAGAACATGGGAGCCGCCAGCCCCGTACCGGACAACTGGAACATCAACCGAGCCAGAAACGCGGTAGACATGGACGACACGGCCATGACACCGGAGACCACGTTTAGACTGGCCGTCTTACTGGGGGTAGGGATGGAGTTCATAATAACCTGAGCCGCCCCCACAGCAGAGCGGATGCGGGCCAGTTCCGCTGGGCTCCAGAACTGCTGGCCCATGACCTCAGACCCCCGGGTAAGCCCCGTGACGAGCTTGTCCACATCGACCTTGCTCAGGGTCGCGGCCCGGGACTGGTCAACCATCTGCTCCGCAATCTTGTTTAGCTGCCAGTTCTTCATGTCCGCCACCACCTCCGGGGCGTTACGGAGAACCTTCAGAGCAATTATCTGCTGGTTGGGGTTGGCGTTAAACAAAGCGTCCCACGCCTCCTCCGGGTCTTTAGGGGTAAACCCAAAAGCCTGAGAGATAGCGGAGGCGTCCAGTTCATCTCGGGCTTGCATAGCCGTGCGGTAGTCCGCCCGAGTCTGGTTAAACGTCTGCCACGCAGGGTTTCCTTCCAACGCTCCCGAGGACTGGAGGCGGTCAAGGTCTTGCTCCAGAGCCCGGACCAGCCGCCCCCCGTACCGGTTCAACTCCTGCTGGGCAGGAGACGGGGTATCCCCCGAGGCGTAAGCATCCCGGGCAATACGACGGATCTCCGTGGCTTGCCTGTGCATGACAAGCATGTCCCGGAGATTAAACGGAGTAGGAGCGGACGGGTACAGGTTCTCCAGTTCATCCGCAATGTAGTCCTCGGTGTAGCCCTCGCTTCGCATCTGAGCCGCGATCCGCCGCCGGTCTCCCGCCACTTCTGCCGAGGGGGCCACCGCCTGCTGAAGACGAGCCCGGGCCTCGTTTATGGCCTTCTGCTGGGAGGGTGGGTAGTCTCTCAGTACCTGCGCCCACAACTCGTCGGCCTTGCCGTCAAAACTCTCCACCAGTCGCCGGGTGCTGGAGAAGTTTGCGGGGACGCTGATGGGAGACTCCAACGCCTGCCGCTGGGCCAAAGAAAAGCCCTCTCCATAGTTCCGAGAAGCCAGTGTCTGCATCGACGCTTGGGTGTTCTGGAGTTCTCTCCGCGCCACCACTCCAGCCGCCGCAGGGTCGCGGCCCGCAAGAGGGCTCCGTATGATAGCCATGAACCGGTTACGGAGGGACTCGGCCTGCTGGTTGTAGAACTCCTTGGCACCCTGCCCCGCCACCTGAGCCTCAAGGTTGCGAGCAAACTCGGTGCCCCTCTGCTGCCCCAAGGAGGTTTGAATACCGGTAAACGGGGCGGCCGTCACCTGAGCCATTGTCCCGGCAGTACCCGGGTCTGTGCCCGTCAAAGCCCCCCGGGCTGCGTTAGCAGAGGCTCCCGGAATTGCCGCAACGGTTCCAAGGGCTCCGCCTGCCGCTGTGCCCACGCCGACGTTTACGCCTACCTGCTGGGGAGTGGTAGCGGAGGGATCGAACGTCTGCGCGGCACCGGGCAAGCCCGCCTGAACGCCGGTCTTGAGCCCCTGCCACATGGAACTGAGGAACCGGCCCGTGCCTTCCATGACAGCGCCAGCCCGTCCTGCCGGGAACGCAAGCCCCGCCCCAAACTCTCCCACCATAACGGGAACGTCGGTAGTCCCGGGAGTAACGGGGCCACGAGCGGCCCGCTCAAGCTCGTTTACGGTTTCCGTATACCGCCCGGTAGCGCCCGGTGAGGCAATACCAACGGCTTCCGCCCCTGCGGTGACGGCCTGTCCGGGGCCGGTGATTAAACGGCTGGCTCCCGTCAGCAAGCCCCGAGCGCCCGCCTTAAAGCTGGCCGCGTCCCCCACGTTAGGGTTAATGAGGCCGACCTCCGGGTTACCCTCGGGACGATACAGGGTGGATCCGGGCTGATGCCACGGGCCCCTTGCCAAGGACCGGTACTTGTCCGCTGCCGCTTTAGCCGTGGTGAGGTCTCCCTCGGCCTTGGCTTGCTCGGCAATGTCCAGTAGCTCATCGAGTTTAGACTGATCCATAAAGTACCTGTTTATCGCTCAAGGTCCCGGAGACGCTCCGCCGCCGAACGCGGCTTGGCGGGGGGAGCGTCTTCGGGTGGCGCTTCGACCGGGGCCGGAGTGGCGGTGCCTTTAAACGTACCGGCCCGCTGCTGAAGCTCCGGCAGATGAACAAGCTCTCCAGCGAGCCCTTTCCAGCCAGTAGCCTTGAGTACAATGTTGTCAACGCGGCTTCCCACGGAGTTACGGAGAGTGGCGACTGCCGCTGTAGCATCCGGAGAGCCGCCAAGGATTCGTAGAGCCACCTCAAAGTCTTGGTTTGACAAGCGACCCGAGTCGTTGGTACGCGCAATGGCATACGCCAAATCCAGTGCCAACGAGTCAAACACGGCTTTATCCACGTTTAACCTGTTAGCCGTCGCCTGAATCTTGCCCCGCTCGGACAGGTATACCGCCCTCTCGCTGTCGGTCAGTACGTTGGGGGAAACGCCTCCGCCCGTAAAGTTCAAGAAACCGCTAGCTTGGGATTGCGTCCATGCCGCCCACGCCGACGCCGGGGCGGTAAGACCGGGACGGGTAGCAAGCAGCGTCTCGTACTTAGAGGCTTTGTCCAGCAAGCCAAGAGCGGCTGCAACCTGATCGTTTAGCTGGGCTACCGTCGAGGCGTTAGGGCGGACCCCGGTGTCTTTCCCCGCCGCTGCCCCACCACCCCCGCCCACGGGACGGACAACGGGCTGGCGGTCGGCTAGCCTAGCCCTAGATGTGTTAAGGTCAATGGCAGACGGGTTACGGAGTCTTTCATTCTCCGCCCGCAGTGCAGTAGCTTCCGCAGTTTTGCCTGCGGCCTCGGCCCGTAGGGCCTGCGCCTCGACTTTAGCGGCCTCAAGCTCCGGCCGCGACTCGGCAAACGCAATATCCGCCTTGAGCTTGCGCCGCTCCATCTTCTGCTTGGAGAGGGCGTCCAACTGCTGGGTGATGAGGCCCGCCGACTGGTAATCTCCTGCCGCCATGAACTCCCGCATCGTCTCGGCAAGCACCCCCTCACGGGCCTCGTCCGGGTCTGCCCCCTCCTTGACCATCTCGGCAAAGGAGCGGCTTCCGGCTTGCATGAGCCCCTCCGTAAGGGCGGCACGGCGGTCATCCGGGGTCAGCCCCACCCCTTGATCGCGCAGGGCCTGCCGCACAGTGCCCCCGGCCTGTGCCATCTCATTGGCCCAGAACCCCATAGGGCTGTACTTCTTCTCAATCTCCTGCTCGCGGCGAGCCTTGAGGGATGCCGGGGTAAGGAGAGCCTCAAACGGATTGGTAGCCATTAGCCGGGGCCCTGCGGGAGGTTAACAAACGGGTTAATCGGGGGAGCGAGCGTGTAGTACGCCCTCTCCTGCTCAGGGGTCATCCCCGTCAACGGGTTGACCCCGGTTCCCATAGTGGGAGGAGCCGCCGGAGTCGGCGCGGCAGGAGGGACACCCATGTAGGTGGGCTTTTCACTGACGATCTTGAACTTCTTATCTCCCTTGACCTGAGCGTTGCTGATGGGCTTACCCTGCATAAACGAGTTCACAAGGTCCGTCATCATAAAGTCCTGAATGGCCTTGGCCTTCGGGTCCTTGGGACCCCCGCCCATCGAATCCAGCCACGGCTGAACCACCGTGGAGTAGACCTGTCCCGGGGTAGAACCGGGGGGGATCAAGTTGGACTGGGCCGCGTTGTTTATACGCTTGGTCATATCGAACAGGAAGTCCTCGTTTCCGGTGCGGCCGTATGCCGCCTGCCCCGGGAACTCGTTCTTGTTAGTACGATAGAAATTGACAAAGCCCTGAGCCAATTCAACCGGGTCAGTCTCTCCGATGCTGCGCCCACCCTCCACGGCTCCCCAGTAGTTCCTGAGAGCCACATCTCCGAATTCCTTGGTGTTGACCAAGGACGCGGCCAGAGCGGCCACACCGGCTCCTACGAGGCCCACAGGGCCGAGCGCGGCAAGTCCCGACAGTCCCGCAAGGGCCCCGCCAGAGGCCGCTGCAAGGGCTCCTCCGGCCGCTGCCATGCCCTCCTTGCCTTTACGGATGCCCTCGTAAGCAGCGGCACCACCAGCCAGTACGCCCGCGCCAGCGGCAATGGTACCCAGAGTACCCAGCCCCCCGGCCCCGGCTCCAGCCGCTCCGGGGGCCGCTCCGGCCCCGGCCGCTCCGGCTCCTCCGGCGGCGGTACCGCCCCCAGAAGCCCCGATAGCCGCGCCCATACCCCCCGTCTGGGAGGCAATCGAACCGGACCCTCCGAGCATCCCGGAGAGGCTTGCTCCCGGCGCTGCGGCGGATGCCAGCGACCCGGTAGCCGCCGAGCCCAGACCGGTCGAGGTAAGCCCCCCGAGGGTTCCGAGACTCCCCAGCCCCGCAATAGCGTTACTGGCAGCGCCTGCACCAGCAGCGCCCCCGCCTCCGGCCCCAAAGAGACGGGAAAGGGGTTCTGTAAGGGTACGGCTCAGAACGTCCGTGGTTGCTCCTCCGGCCGCTCCGCCAAGGGAGCCCGCGCTCCCGGCGAGAGAGCCCGTACCGACTCCCGGGATACTCGCGGGGGTAGGCGTGCCCTTCCCCAGAATATCCCCGAGGCCGAGGTTCTTCAAAGCCTCGGACGCGGCTCCGTAGATGCCCGCGTTACGCTCGTTCTGGGCCTCCGTGACAAGGGCCTGTAGCTGGGGATTAGGGGCGGTGGGGGCCGACTGAATCCCAATCTGACTCAGCCCCAGAGTGCGAGCAAGGTCTGCTCCCTGCTGCTGCTGACCAGACCCCACGGTACGGAGCGCCGCATCAAAGCGGGTGGTGGCCCTCTGCTGCGCCCAATCCTCGGCGGTAAGCTGGCGACTGAGGTCCGCCCTACTCAGGACGTTCCCGAAAGCCTCCTGCTGCACGGCCCCGCTGGTGCTTCCCAACTGGCCCAACGAGAACAGCCGCCCAAGAGCGGTGTTTGTGCCCCGACGTTCCTCCGGGGCGGCAAGATTCCGCAAGTACTGGAGACGGTCCTGTGCCTCCGGGGCGGTATTGGTGACACCACCGAGAGCGGAGATTAGCTCCGGGGACGCCCCGCCATAGGCTCCGGGAGGCTGCGCGGCAACCGTAGAGGTACGGGTGGCCGGGTCGTAGCCAAAGGTACCAATGCCTGACTTGACGTTGGCCGGAGGAACGGAACTGGCGGTCGCGGCATCCCTCAGGTTGCCCACGTTCTGCTGAGAACCGTAGTAACCAGCCCCCGCCTGAAGGAGGCCCGGAAGCAAAGTAGACCAATTAATAGCCATGATTATTTCCTAACAATTTGCTGAGAGAGGGGGATTTCATAGCTCATCCCGGGGTAGAGTGCGCGCAGTTCCTCTGCGCTTAAACCAGAACGGGCCATTACCGCGTTAGCCTCGTTTTCACCCGCCAAACGTTTGTAGTACAACAGTGCCGCCGCAGTCTTGGCCTGCTGCTCTTGCTGGGCAGTTAACGGTCCCTTGGAGGCCATGCTGCGGCGCACGCTCTCAAAAAGCTCCTGCCCTTGCGGAGTGCTGAGAGCCTGAGCGGCGTTGCCGCCGCGGCCCCAGTCCTCGGCCTGCTGGATAACGTGCTGGACCTCGTGAAGAAGAACCTTGCGGGCATCCTCAGAATCCAACGAGGTATTTAAACGGATACGAAGGTCTTCCGGGGCGAACGATCCTCTAACGTTTTTAGCCATCGCAGGATCCCACTCCACAGAAACCATGTCTGCAAGGGGGCCGTAGGCTTTGAACAACTCATCGTGGCGCAGGGCTTGACCAAGCTGCATTACCGGAATTCCCCGGGGGCTGAACTCGCGCCTCAAGTACGAGTTAGTGTCCGGGATCTCCTGCCGTAGCTCGCCGTCCGCGCCCCGTGCCGTGCCTGTTTGCTGCCACACAATCTCCGGGGGAACTCGGGACTTCAACATGGCGTCAGCTTTCTTTGCGTCCTCCTCGCGCCACTGCGGCGAGGTCTTGCCAATAAAGATATCCCGGCGAGCGCCTGCACCGCGAGGACCGGGTAACGGAACCAGTTCCCCCAGCACTTGCCCGAACCCTCTCTGGCTCCCCGTAGCCATGTCGTAGAGGCCCTTGAGGGCGTCTACCCCTGACTGGGGATTCTGGACCAGTTCCCTTAGTCCAGCGAACGCGGCTTTCCCAGTTTCAATTGGCGAGGTGACCGCTTGATACATCCCGGACGCTTGATTGCCCAGCCCGGTAAGGAATCCTCCTCCCACGTTGGCGACTGTGTTAACGGCTTGGGTAGCGGCCGGGAATTGATCCGGCGCAGCCTTCGCGGGCTGGCGGTGGCCCGCGTACCCGGAGGGGCGGATGATCGCAGGAGCCCCTCGGCCCTGTGCGGTGGCCGTCTGGAGCTTGCCCCCGCCGTTGCCTAGTCCGCCTACCCGGCCCATACGAGTAAGGGCGGTAGGGCCCGGCCCCGTGTACGGGGCGGCCCCGGACGGGGACTGCCCAAGGGAAGCCTCGACCGAGAACGGCGAGGGTCCCACGCCCCAACGAGCGCCGTTTAGACGGATGTACTCGTAAATGTCCCTCCCTGCCACGGGGGGTTTACTCCGCGATCCCGATCTTGCGCTTGATGACCTCAGAGATAATCGACCACGCCGCAAGGAGGGCGGTGCCGATGATCGTGAGGAGGCCCCAAGCGCCCCGGTAGCGTTCGTACTCCTTTTCCAAGGCAACGAGCCGCTCGTGGTGCCTCTCCTCGATAGCCTCCAGCGAAACCTTTAGCTCGCTCACGGCTTGCATGACTTCCTTGTGGTTATTAACGTCACGCTCCGCATGGGCGATGATCTGTTCTTCTGACCGGGTGAGCCGCTCAATAACGGTATCCGAGACCTTACGCTTACGTGCAATCATTATGCTGCTACCCAAGTGTGTGCGGTGGAGCCCTCATCCACGGAATGCTGATCCGGGATGATGTACGTCTTTGTTCCGACCTTCAGGAGTTCTGCGTGGGGGATAAGGCCCGTTGTACCGGTCCCCGCATCAAGAAACCCGGTGGCTTGCCCGTTAGGGAACGGAGCAGCAGGGGGCGTAAACGGCCCCTTGTACACGGCCTGTCCCTTGGTGATACGGATCTCGTCCATGCTGCCCCCAAAGTAGGTACCTTGCGAGTCGCTGAGATACCCGGCCCCGATGTAAATCGGGTTAGCTCCGAACGTACCCGCCCACGTTCCGCTTATAGCGGCCGGGTAATTATCGTCCCGCTCGCCGTTTAAATACAAACAAAGCGTGTCTTGGTACCGTTCATACGCAAAGTGATACCAAGTGTTTGCCACGATGGCGGACGAGTGACTGCTGCTGGCCCCATCGTTGTAGACGTTGGCCTCAAAGTTGTAGTTCTGAACTCGGAGGCGAAACAGAGTGTTGAAGTGGTTGCTGAAGTCCATCAGGATATCCCCGTTGAACGTCTCGGGTTCTTCCGAGTAGAACCACCCTTCCACGGTAAAGTCGGAGCCGTCCCGGAGGTCAAAGTTATCCCCCTCCGCAACGTCGATAAACAACGTGCCCCCGCCCCCTTGGAACGTGCAGCCGGTGGGGCCAAACTTGGGGTTGTTGCCGAGGGCCACATAATCAGCCGAAAAAGTTACGTCTACGTTATTCCCGGACGAGTCCGTAAACACCTTCTGGCCTGCCGAGCCGTCAAAGTGCAGCAAGAGGCTGGTAGTGCCCACGGGGGTGCCACTGACAAGGAAGTCCGCTCCGCTCTCCACCGAGACGCTGCTGGGGCCCTGCGCCATGAATAGCGGCTGTAGCTGGCCCACAGTCAAGTTAGTGGGCCCCACGATGGTCTCAGACGCCGAGGGAGCGGTAGCCCCTACGGCCGCTTTGTTGCCGTGGATAGTCAGGTCCGGTATACCCGGAAGGGTATAGATATTAGGGTACAGGGCCTTGTCGATAGTGCCGGGGTTATTCGTGGTAACGGGAACCTGCCCCGCCACGATGTTTCCTTTAGATTCTAACGAGTCCTGTATAGCGTCAAACTCGACGTTCCACTCGTTTCCGAGAATCAGGTCCGCCGAGTCCTTTACGGCAAAGTCCGTGGTTTTGACGTAGTTAGCCATTAAGCCGCCACGTAGTCGTTGTAGAAGTGCGTCACAAACAGCTTGGTACCGTCCCCGTTAGCGCGGGCTCGCAGCACCGCCACCTTTGCGGTAGCCGCGTTGGGCTGTACGGTAAGCGTAGACGGTTTAAACCATCCGGCTGCGTAGGTGATTGTGCGGGACGTTCCGCTCGTAGTCAGGACGATGATGACCTCCTGTCCGGACTTCAAGCCCGTGGGAAAGGCCAACGTGCGGTTGCCCGCAATAGTCCACGTAAAGATGTTCCCCCCCGTAGCATCAATCGTTACCGTAGCGCCATCCGTGAGCGCAATAACGGCCTGCCCCCAGCCCTTGGTTAGGGCCTGTGAGGTAGCAGGATTGCTGACGATGGTAGTGCCGCCCCCCACAGGGGCGTCGGCCTTGGTGGCAATGGCCGTAGCAATGTTGTTGAACTCGGTGTCAATCTCTGACCCGGAGACCACCTTATCGGGATCCCCCGAAGGCAAGAAGTCCTTGCTGCGGAAGTCCGTGCCCTTGGTGTAATTGCTCATGGTTAAGCCAGCCCTACGATGTTGTAGTAAGCGGTGATGCTGTTGATGGCAAACGGAGCGCCGTCCACCTCGACCTCGACGCCTACGGAGAAGAACTGACCGGAGCCCCATCCCGGAACACTGTCAATCCTCTGAGATACGATGCCCCCGTACTCCGCGATATCGTAGAGTCCCGTCCCGAACTCTCCGGTACCGTCGCCAGAGAACGCCAGATCGTAGCTGAAGAAGTCCCGGCGAAAGTCCCAGTACCACTTGACCACGGCCGTTATCTCGGCGGGGGAAAAGGAAATGATACGGAACGTCTTCACTTCTTTACGAGTGACGTTATTTTCGCCCAAGTCCAAGAATCCCGAGCGGTACACGAACCGGTAAGAGTCTCCGTTGTCGGTGTACCCGGCGTACTTGCCCACAATCCCGGCAAACCCAAACAGTACGTCCCCGTTGACCCGGCGAACGCAAGACTGCGGAACAAACCCGGTCCAGTCGAAAGTCCGGTACGTTCCGTCAGGCAGCGCGCCGCGAACGTCCACGCAGAACGTGCGGTTAGAGTCCGGGCTGGACAGGAGGTAGAAACCGTTCTCCGGGGAGCAAACGGCCTTCATCTTGGAGGGGGCAATGGTGCCTGCCAACAGCAGAGCGTTAACAAAGTCCCGGGAGTTGCCCGTAAGGTCGTTTAAAGGGGTCTGCTTTTCCTGAATGGTGCGGGACATGGAGCGTATCCCGTTCTGGCTCAGGAAGATCAAGTCTCCCTCGCCCAGTGGCTGCACAGTGTCCCGGGCTGCAATACCGATACCCTCGATGGTATCCCCCACGTACATGGTAAGGGGGTCAATGCCCCGGTCCGACCCTTGACCATCGGTAAGCAGGAAGATGTGGCGCTTTCCAAAGACCACCAGCGTAGATCCAAACGCGGCAAGGGCAACCCCTTGGTCCGTACCCTTGGTCCACAGCAACCCAAGGTCCAGCGATCCCGCTCCGTCCGCTGTGGCCCACTCCGTCTCGTTTAAAAGGCCGGAGTAGGAAATGGACTGGCCGTCCGAGGAGATGGTCCAGATGCGGCCAAACGCAGCCAGTACAGCAATGGGGTTAACGGGCACAGTACCGCTTGAGGCGACCACAGCGGCGAAATTACCCGACCCCGACTTGACCACCAAGGGGTGACTGGCCTGCGCCCCCAGAACCTTGCTGTTGAAGTTTACGAACTGCCAGTTGCCCGCCGTGACCGCAAGGGAACCCTCGACGCTAGCCCACGTAGCGCCGTTATCGGTAGATTCAAAGATATCAGCGGCCGTTGCCGCAATCAAAGACGCGGTGCCGGAGTCCTGAATGTACTCGTGGAGGGAGACGATACCGGGAGTACCGCTGATAGCGGTCGTGGTCTGATTTGACCAGCCCTTGCGCGAGGCAATACGGCCCGCGCCGTCGATAAGGCAGTTACGGGCATCAGCGGCCCACTCCGGGCCAAGGGGCACCTGTGCCCGCTGCTTGTTGAGGCCGAGGAAACCGGGAGCCGGTACGGTAACGGGAGTAAGGGCCACAGTCCTCAGTCCTCGTAGAACGTCAGTTCGCTGCAATCCGCCTCGCGGCCGATAGCCTCGTTGAGGGACCTCGCGGCCCGGGCCTCATACCGTTCTGAGGCAGAACCCACCCCCTCACCCCGCTCGGACGCGGCATACGCAAGAGCGTACCGCCACACGGGATCCTCGGGGACTCCGAGGATATCCGTATCGTTAGCAAGCGCCGCTTGGGGGATGTAGAAGGTAGCCTGTAGCGTATAAACGTTATCCGGCTTGGGGTAGATGCTCATCCCCCAGCCGTTAGCGTTCTTGTACAGGGAGAAGTAGTAGGGCTGGGTGTTGGCTGAGTTGTCGTCCGCGATCCACTCCTTGTGGGTCTCCCTCTCCACCTCAATCATCCGGTTTCCCTTGTACGGCTCCGTCAGGTTAAACGCCATAGGAGCCCCACCCGGGGCGTACATGAGCTTGCTGCGCTCGTTTGTCGCAGTACTGGCAACCCCGGACGCTCCGAGGAAGTAGTCCTGAAGCCCGGGGGAGGTGGTGAAGGTAACGTCAAAGCGACGGGCTTTCCACAGCCACGCCCGCTCTACGTCTTCCTTAGCCTCGTTTACGAGGTCTCCGATAAGGCTGGGGTACTCTCCAGAAACCGTAGCCACGGTGCGTTCACGGAGTCGCAGAAGCACCTTGTTGACAAGCTGAAGATAGGTCAAAGAGAAGACTCCCTTATTTGATTTTGCGGCCCTTGTCGTAGGGTGACTACGTTAATGCGACTTTCTTCCAAGCCCCGTTGTAGACGTAGAACTGGTTGTTCGTGGTGTCGTAGTACATAGCAACCCGGCCGCTCTTTGCTGTGGGGGTACCCGTAGGAACCCCGCTGGCGGCTGGAATGTAAAAGAACCCATCAGTCATGCCCGTAGTACCGGACGCGGCCGTGGTGTTTCCCGAGGAATCTACCAAAGGAGACGAGGACGTTTCCCATCGGCTGTTCGCGTTGTTCCAGAACAGCAAAGCCCCGTTTGCGGGGGCTGCGGCAGCTACGTCGTGCAGATCCTGCAATGTGCTGCCGGGCTTCATACGCACGAAAATGCTACCCGATCCGCCGCTGGCTGCGTTCAGAACGATAGCCACGGGAAGGTGCAAATTGGGGGCTTCCGGTTCCGCCTTTACCCAACCACCGGGGGTAGTCGGGCTGAAGTGGATAACGTCTCCATCTGCCCACGTTTCCCCGTAGGGGGTACCGGAGGTATTAATCCCCCGCACCATCCCAAAGTGAACAACGTAGCCAAACTCGTTGTTGCTCATGGTATCGGCGGCAACGCCGAGCATGAAGTCCGCCCCAACCGTGCCGTTTGCCACGGCCTTGGCAACCGTAATGTTACCGGAGGCCCCAAGGGTTCCCGTAGCCATTACGGTATTGCCCTTGTCGATTGTCACACCAGAGGTGTTCTTGACGTAGAACATGGTCATTTCGCCTACAGGCAAAATAACCCCGTCTTCCAGCCCTACCTCAAGAGTACCCCTTTCTCCCCAATAGACCCTGCCGGTCTGGGGAACAACAGCAGGGACGGGAGCCGTGTCAAAGTCCACGTAATCAAACTCAAGGTTACTGTGCCCGTGCTTGATTAGTGCAAATCGACGCTGCATCCACGCCCCTCCTGTTTAAAACGGGGACCGGTTTCCCGGCCCCCGGGTCATCACGCAGCCGGGACCACGATGGCGCGGCAGGACTCGTCACGCACGGTCTTGGTACCGTACAGACGATCAGCCGTGACCAGCGTACCCAGTGCTTCCTGCTTGTACTGAGCCTGCACGCGGACTCCAACCTGCTCGGCCAGCACAAGGCCCTGCTTCTGGAACAGAAGGCAGACCCGGTACGGGGTCGAGTTGGCGGATTCGATGGTAGCCACGTTCGTGGAAACGTAGAACTCCACACCGTACAGATCGCCCACGAAGCCGTTGCGGACACTGTTACCAGCACCCACCTCGCCCACGAACGCCTGCTCGGTGAAGCGGGAAACGCCCAGAAGGCGGCGCTTCTCGACCGGCGGGATAACCATCACACGCTCCCGGCCCGGAACGTCGCTGTCATCCAGAGACTGGATGATGCGGCGCAGACCCGCGTCCGTGAGAGCGGCACCGTTACCGGCACTCGATGAACTCCAAGCGGTCGAACCGTCCGAGCCGATCACCGCGCCCGAGTAGGTCGTGCCCGAGTTCCACGTAGCCGCCAGATTGCGGATATCCGTGTCCACCTGCTGCGCGAGAGCGTAGCCTGCGTCGTCGGTGTAGAAGCGGCGGACGCTGGAAAGCGCCTGCACTTCCACGATATCTTCCAGAACAAACGAGTACTCGTAGTGCTGGTCGATATCCACCAGAACCTCGGTCGCGGTCGTGGTGACGAGCGTCACAACGTTGTTCGCGGCCTTGGCCGTGGCCGCACCACGAACCGGCTTCGGGATGTGGATACGGTCGCCCTTCTTGCCCTTGTGGTTGATCGTGGTGACCAGCCCAGCGAGAACGAGGTTCTTCTTGTATCCGGCGATAACGTCGTCGGACCAGACCTCGGGGATAAACTTGTCGGCATCGGTCTTGTCGATGCTGTTAGCGTAAGAAAGTGTTGCAGCCATTGCGATTGATCCTTAACTTAGGGGGTTGAAAAAAAGATGAGAGGGAACCCCCTTTTACGGGGTTACCTCACCCGGCCGTCCCGATAAGCGTCGAGGATTTCTTCCTGTCGTCGGTCGAACTCGTCAGGTCGCTTCATACGCATTTCCAGAAGCTCGGTCCGTGAGAAACGGGTCTTGCCGTCATTGCTGGCAACAACTCCCGCTGCGCTGGAACCTCCCGGCTTGGCCGTAGCGGCCCTACGGGCCTCTGCGACGCCACCGGAGGGCTGGGGCGGCGGGGTAGGCTGGCGCTCTCCGTAGAGAGAGAACAGCTCATCTGCCGCCACGTAGTCCCCCTGAGAGGCTTGCACAGCCAACCGCTGGCGGTACTCGGAATTACGAACAAAGTCCGCAAAGTCCGCCTGCGCCATAGTCGCCTGAAACCCCGGGTGCTTCTTTTCAAACCGTGAAACCGCCAACTCAGATTCAAGAACCTGAGTACGACGATTTACGTCTTGCATACGTTCATCAGCGACCCTTCGGGCAACCTGAACAAGAGTTTCCTCTGGGTTGTCGAGAAGGTCGTTTGCCGTTACCGGCTTGGGAGCGGTGGGAGGATTAGCCCTTTCCATTTCCGCCCGTCGAATACCGATAAGCTCATCAGCCAACCGGCGAACAGATCCGATCTCATTCCGGGCGCGGCCGATCTCGGCTTCAGCGTTCCGGTGCATGTCAACCAGATCCTCAACGGACTTGCCACGATACTTCTCGGGCAATTCGGACCTTTCATCGGTTGACCCGGGATTCGGGGCCGCTTCAAGTTCCGTGGATTCGGACGCGGGGTCCACAACAATGCTCGTCATGTTTAAATCTCCCTCAGTTAAAAACCCGCCGCAGGATTGCGGTTAAGGGCATACAAGGACAGGTCGCGGAGTCAACGAGATTACAGGTCTCGTTTACGTTCGATTTGCTGCCTCTGGCGACGTACCTTTGCCCACTTGTCGCCCATCGTGGGGAAGCTCGTAGGATCCAACCCCATACGGGGGTCAAGTCGAGGCGCACCGATTAAGCGTTCTGCGTCGGTAGCCCCACAGTTCGGACAGTCCGGACCGCTCGTGGCTTCTGTATAAACGAATTCTTCAAATACGGTAGAGCAAGAACGACACTGATGGTCAAAAATGATCCGCATCGTTCAGCCCCTCCTCCATCAACTCCACCACCCGGTCATAGTTGACCACGGTGTAAAGCACCTCGTACATGCCCTTAGCGTAGTACAGGTCTTCTACGCTACTGATGTTGCGGATAGCGCCCTCTTTAAGGGCCTCCATCCGGTCGGCCATGTCCTTGCTGAACACTTCCCAGCCTCTGGACGCCATCATGTAGCGGATCTCGTCAATGATCTTCTGAGTCTCGTAGTCCATAACCCCTCCCCTTTACTTTGTTACGACGCGAGCGTCTGTCCCTGCTGTTTAATCTTCTCCAGATTAGCCTCGGCCAGCAGAGCCTTGATAGCCAACTCAATGCCCTTCAACTGCGTAGTAATCATGGACAGTTTGTTCTGCTCCTCAAAAGCCTCAACCTCGCGGAGGTTAATGGCGTTCTTAATCTGCTCGTTGGCCTGCTCCTCGTCCATCGTGTCGGCTTCGATGAGCGTCTTCTGGGCCTTTGCCATTGCAAGCTGGGCCTCGGCCTGTGCCTTCTGAGTACGGGCCTCCTGCTCGGCCATAGCAAGCTGCTGAGTCTGCATTTGCATCTGCATCATCTGCTGCTGCATCTGCTCCGCTTCGGGGTTCTGAGGGGGATTAATCCACTCCTCAATTGCGGAACTGATATCGGCCTTGTGAGGGCTGGACGAGTTGTCAAAGATGGCCTTTACAATGGCGTAAAACGGCTTGGAGTCCTGCGGCACCAGCGCCAGCGTCTGGGTCATCTGCTGCTGTTCAATTTCCCGGGCCATGATCCCGAGAGTGCCCTTGATCCGGAACGTGTAGTCCTTGGGGAACTCCCCGTCGAACTGGGCGTACCGCAAGTAAATCTTGTTGACCAGCGGCCGCAAAAAGTCCATCTCAATGCGCTGCATCGTGCGGCGGGACCGCTTGATGAACGCCGAGGAGAACATGGCACGGTCGGTGGGGCCGCTGGTGTTCTGGTTAAACGATGCTCCCGGGTCCATTGCCCCGGTAGCCGTCTGGACCATGCGCTCCATGTCGGCCGCGTTCTCAAACAACGTCGGGTTGACGTTGCCCAGCGAGAACCCCTGAATAACGTCTGCTGGAGCCCCTGTGGTGCCCCAGAACTTACCGGGCCACACCCCAAGGTTCATGCCTCGCGGGAGGCGCGTAACGTCTCCAGCGATCATTGGGTGGGCCACAAGGGCCTGTGCGTCAAGCCGCGCCCGGACCGTGGTGTCCAGCGCCTTCTGGGGGTGGTACGCCTTCTCCACCACACCTCGGCCCCAGAAGTACCCGGGAATAGAGTCGTGCTGGTACGCTACAAACGAACGATCCTCACCCTTGATAGGGTTAGGCTTCGCGTTTAGTAGCGTGGACCCGTTGGCAATCGTGACAATCGACTCGACCAGATCAAGGTCGCTCGCGCTGTCCATGACAGCCTGAGAAGCCTCGTTCTGGTCCCCCTGAGCGGCCAACAGCAGCTTGGCCGGGACCAGCCCGTGGTACTCGGCAATCAGAACCGCGTCCGAGTTAGGAACGGTCATCTGCTCCCCGTTAGCGGGAGCGTTAGGGCCCTCGTAGGGCTGGACCTCAACCTTACGGTACACCCCGTCTTCCATCATCTGACGGATGCGGTGCAGAGGGACCGTGGTCTCGTGAAACGCCCCAAGCATCTCGTCAATGCTGTCCGTGGTCGGGTCGGGCACAAACTGGAGGGGCTCAACGGCCACCAACTCGACGCAGACCACTTCTCGCTTGCCGTTACCGTAATCCTCCATCTTGGTGGAGGTTACAATCTTTCCGATACCGGTACCGTAGAGGGCCCCGATAAGGACCGCCTTGGAGACGGCCTGCGGAACCCGGTACTGCTCCATCCGCTCGCGCAGAAGATCGCGGGCGGCGGTCATCTCGGCTTTCTTGGCCGGGTCTTTGATATCAAGCAGATCCTGCTCAAGGTCGAACCACTGCTCGCGGCCAAACAGGGCTTCCTCGATCTCCGCAACCGTCGCGTCCACGGCCTGCATTGTCGCCGGGACGATGATCTTGGCGCGTTCACTCTTGCGCTGCTTGTCGGACGGGTCCGCCATACCCCGCCAAAGGCGGTAGTACTCGTCCCACTTTCCTTTGTGATTCGTGTCGCGGTGAGTGCGCCACGGGTCCAGCCGCGCCAGCAACCACCCCACCAAGCCCGGGCGAGGAGAATTGTTCTGGGGAACGTCGCTGTCTACGATAAGGTTCATTAGGCGTTAGCGCGGTCGGTAGACTGGCGGTCGCGGCCCGATTCGGAAAGCGCGATGGCAATTGCCTGCTTGCGGCTCTTGACCACGGGGGCCTTCTTGGGACCCTTCGGATCCGGGCCGCTGTGGAGTGTGCCACGCTTAAACTCGCCCATGACCTTGGCAACCTTGTCAGATTTCTTTTTCATATCAGCAGTCCCACGCCCGCAGGGATTTGTTAATACGGCTATCCGGATCGTTGGCAGTCTTCTTGCTCGTCAACTTCTGCTTCATGCCCGTCATACGGGCGCAGAAAGACTCCTTACGCGGGCCACCTCCCGGCTGGGGAGCTTTCAGACCGGGCTTATCCGGGTTTGCCCGGTTGTAAGACGCACGGCCCTTGGCATTAAGACCGCCTTCAGGGTCTTTGCCCTCTTTTCTCTGCCACGCGGGCGTTTTAGCCATAGTAAAACCTCTAGTACCCGGTAAGGGCGTCTTGGGGCTGGTACTCGTCGTCCATTCCCTCAAACTCGTCCATGTAGACGGTAGTCGTGACTTGATCGACGTAAGCCAGCGAGTCCAAAAGGTCATCGTGGCTTTTGGAATCCGGAAAATCACACGCTTGCTCAATTAGCTTTGCGTTCCAAGCCCCCGGATTTAAACGAATGCGCCCTTTCTGGACGCGCCCTTGCAGAGCCCACTGAATACGGTCGTATTTGCGCTGGTTGCCGTGGGAAAGAGGGACAATTTCAACCCATCGGTTAAATTGGCGCATCAAATCCGTCAAATAGGGGTACATGGCGTTTAAAGCCATGCCCTTTTCGATTCCTACCTTGCCGGTACCCACGCTGCGGGCCGCTTGGAGAATCTGAAGCGCCGTTTCCCGGACTTCCCAGCGCCCGTGGCGGATCTCTTTTACCCACCAGCCCTCGGGGGAGACTTTAGCAATGGTAATTGCCGTCTCGTCGCGCCGTTTATACTCGGCGTTGCGTTGGTTTGCGGGCTTGGAGAACCCTGCCGGGTCCACCGCAACCACCCACTCGCCTCCGCTAGGCTCATTTGAGTCAATAATGAACTCGTCGGCTTTAAAAACCTGCCCGCCCGAGGATATAAACGAGGCTTCGATTTCCTGATGGACGAGTTGTGTACTCATGTCCTTGGTCATCGACAGCAGTTCAGCCCGGTTAATAGCCGGGTTAGCCTCGCTGGTAAACGTAAACGCGGCCCATTCCGGGTCGCCGTCTTCCATCCGCTGGTCTGCGGTGCGGTACAGTTCGTAGAAGTGATTCTTGCCTTTCGGAGTACCGATAAACAAGGCCGATCCGCGAGCTACCGAGAGCGCGGGACGGACCACTTCCTGCCAAACGTGGTCAGGCATGTCCTTGTACTCGTCAAGGACAACGTGGGACCACGTAAACCCTCGCAGAGAATCAGGATCGTCCGTGCCAAACAGTCGCAACCGGCGACCGTTGGGGAACACGATAAGCCCGGTGTTCTCGTACACCGAGCAGGAGTCAATAATGGGCTCAATGACCTTCTTTAAACGAGGCCAGACGTTCTTCTTTCCCGCCTCAAAGGTCGGGTAGATGTACGCCACCTCAAAGGTCGAGTCCAGCGGAACCCCACCCCACGAAACATCGGAAAGTCCCGCCACGGTCATTACAACCGTGGCAAGAGTGGTCTTTCCGCTCTGTCTTCCGGCCGCTACTACCTTGAAGCGGGCCGGGTGGTGGAATACCTCAGACTGTTTTTCGTGGAGGTCAAAGTGAAGTTGTGCCAAGCTCCCCCCGGATCTTTAGCTTACGGCTTCGTTTTCGGGCGGTAGGGGGTCCGTGGAATCCGCAAGGGGAGCAACATATGCCTCCTCGTACTCGTCTGCATAAGACTGAAGAAAGGCATCGAGAGCGGGGCCCGTCAACGAACTGATAATCATCTGATCGAACGAGTACGGGCCAAACTCAACTCGGATAGTGTAGTAAGGGGCGCTGTCGTTCAGGATCGTAAAGGTAGCCATGATTACACCGTGCGACTGAGTTTAACTTTGACCTGACCGGCCGCGACCGCCGTCGTGTCGGTATCGCCGACCGCGCCCGTAATCGCAATGCCAAGCCCCAGAGGGAAGCGGAAAGCGTTGAATCCGGTCGGGACGGAAGCAGTGCCGGGAACTCCCGATACCGCAGCCGCAACGGTGATAATCATCTCCGGAACGTCCGTGCCTACTGTAGGCGCAGTGGCCTTGTTGTACAGTTTGACAAACGCAACCGTGGCTCCCGTGTTGGTTGCAAAGAACGCCTGTAGGCCGCTAGTACCCGTCAGAATAAGTGCGCCGTTGGTCGTTGCCAGCGAGTTCACAAAGTACGGGGTAGCCGGAGCAAGGGGTGTGCCTGCCGTGGTCACCGCTGTCACCGTTGAAACGGTAGTGACGGTGCCCGCTAGAATGGTCGCAACAACCGGGAACGCTTTGGACTGGTCCGTCGTACCCGGGTTTCGGGGGGAAACGTCAAAGCGGGTGGCGTCCAGCATGTTGACAAGGTGGATGCGCCAGTCGGTCGAGGAAGCCGGGGCAGTGGCTCCGTTCTCCACCATGAAATACAGTTTGTACTTCTTGTTGGGGTCCGGCATCACACGATCAGAAACAAACTGTCCACCCGTGTTGGTCATGAGGTTCTGGCCCCAAGCGCGGGTATTGACACGATCCCGCTCAAAGACAAGGCCGTATGTAGTGGCGGAGAGGAAGTGGGGGCCTGTGCCCGTGGCAACGGTCGTAAATCCCGTGCCGTAGGCAGCGGCAATGTTATCCAGCGTCGAACCTGCCGCACGAAGACGCAAGGCTCCGGTGGTAGCAACGGTGCCTGACAGTTCCAGCATCACCGCGTTACGGGCGTTAAGCACTTCAGCAGCCGTCGTGAAGTCGGTGCTGGTGACAAGGCCACCCGCGTCGTTAACCTCAAGGAACCCGATACGGAACGTGTTGTTGGCAATGCGCTGGCTCGCGCTAATCTGCACGCGAAGGTCAAGCGGTGCC